TTTGGAAAATGCTCGTGTCTTGTTCGTTTTCTGGTTTTATTGTTATCTCTAACAATCTGTCCTAAATGTTGAGATGTAATATCAAATGTAGGATATTTATTTTTCATATCAACCAATAATTCACACAGTATTTACTTGTGGTTTAGAAATTTTATATGATATTGGTTTTCTATTTCTTCTTGTAAGATTTATCAATTTTAATTATATTAGACCCACATTTGAATAGGATTGTGATATTATTGGTTTGGTAGTACCATATGTATTATATTTAATGTATTTATTTAGTGGTGCTGGAATTAATTTTTCAAAATATTCTTGGGTAAGTAAAGAGTTCGTTAAAATTATTTCATTATCTGTCAAATTGTATTTGACTTCATTAAGCATGAGAAAAGATGATGGTTCAAAAATAAAGGATTTAATACGGTTATATCTTATCAACTCATCTGCGATTTTACTAAAATAAATTCCTTCTTTTTCTTTTGTAATTTCATCTGTTCCAAATTTCGATTTCCATAATTCATTTAATAACGCATGAATTATTTTAAGTTTTTTAGTATATAATATTTCTTGAGTGGAAATAATATTTTTTATTTCATTTCTGATATTTCTATTATTAAATTCATTTATTAATATTCTTATTTTATTACGAAAATCATTATATGCATTGTTTTCAGTTTTAATCTTTTTTATATATTCAACGCGTTCTTTCTCTTCTTCCGTAGTGGTAAGCATTAATTTATCATTATCAAAATAATTATTTCCATTAATAGATGGAATAACTATTTTTTGTCTTTCATTATCATCATCTGCGTTCTTTTCCGAAATATACGGGGTTGAAAGAGGAATAAATTGGTTAGTTTCTGTCAATATACCTATTACAAGACGTTCTTTTCTTATTTCTTCAACAATCTTGAACTTTGGGTTACTGGGTATTTTATTTTCCTTACTTTTATATTCATTGGTTATCATAGTAAGAAATTCTATTGTATTTTTATAAGTGTCAATATAACTTTCATCATCAACCCATAAGTATGTATCAGTTAAATCTAAAATAGGTGATGATGGAAAACATGGGATAAAACCTTTTAATTCAGTAGTAGGTGATTTTATAACAATTCCAATAACTTTACCATTATAATTCATAACCTGATTGATGATATCATAGTTTTTACCTTTTAGTAAAAAAACAAGACGAAATAATGTAATATTTTGTTTGAAATTATATGTTTTGGGCATACTTGGAAAACTGCCACATTTATTCAAGATTACATTTTTAATCATTTCTAATGTTTGTTTTATATCTTTATTTTTAGGTTCATTCAAATCAAATCTTGTTTGTATTTCCTTATTTATAGTATATCTATATATGGGTTCATAATAATTTTCTTTTTTAATAATAATAATACTTTTTAATTTTTCATCAAATAATTGTCCGGAGTAATGATTTGACGGACATATAATACTCACATTTTCATTAATATCGTCATTTTTACTTCTAAAATTAATATGTTTACACCATTAACAAACAATTCTTTATTGGGTTTACAAACTAAATCCCATAAATATGTATAATCTATTTCTATATTATCGTCTTTTAAAAATAATTGAAAATTCATATAAGACACTAAAATTTTTTTAATGAATGTTACTTTTTCTTTATCTATCTTATCCTTATTTGAAAAAACAGATTTATAAATTTTTGTATTTTTGTATTTTTTTAATTCTTCGTCTATATCTGTATCCCTTTCTAAATTATTAATGCTATTTTTTTTATTAAAAATATCAATTAAATCACCGTTTTGTAATTCCATATAACTATCCAGACTTAATGCTTTAATCATTATTTCTTTCATTTTTTTAATTGATATAGAAAGAGAAGGGTTACTTCCTCTCCCTAAAATATCACCTATACAAGCAACAAACGATTGAGTGTTACTTGATTCCACGCCATGCCGTAAAATACAAGGATGATTTGATTTTAAATTACTATTAGAAGAACTAATTTGACATGTTTTATTATCAACTTTTAAAAAGCGTTGTATAACATAAGGTAAATATCCATATTTTGTTTGTTCAATTGGGAATTTTTCAGAACCCAACACATATTCATCTGATAATTTTAAATCTAATTTTTTAGGTTCTTGTGGTTGTTTAGTTTCTCCTGTTTTAATATTACATTGTTTTTGAAGTTTTATTTGTTTAGGACTCGCCCATTTTGTATAACAACACGGCATACAATACCCTTGAGGATGTTTTGAAGGTTCCATTAAACCTGGAAAATTTCTGGCATATGAACCATCTGAATTTTTACTAAATTTTGTATCCGAAAAATCAAAAATATTAGCACCCTTTGGTACAGTACTAGCATCACGAGGTATAATTCCTCCATATTTTCCTGATTTAGCTTCTTTTTCAGTTAAACTTTTTTTATATTTCAAACTCCAGTATCTGGGACATATATACCAATATTTTTTATCTGCCATTGTGCTATACTGAAATGAGTATTGGTATGATTCTTTTATATCATTTATTATTTTTTCAATGTCTTTTAATTCTTTTACAGTAATTTTTTTGGTATTTTCTTTACTAAACACCTTTACTTCTTTAGTATTTTTCATAAAAATTTCTGTTGATTTATCATTCTCTATAATATGTTTTTTTATTTCTGTAAAAAAATTATTTTGTTTAATATCATTAATATCATCAATATCAATGCCTTTTTCTTTTAAAATTGTTTTTATTTTTTGTATACCTTTATCTATTATTTTTTTATTACTTTTATCATTTACATCCTTTTCTTTTTCTGTCAGTAATACTGGTTGTTTTCTATTTCGCTTCAACCATGGACAAGAACGCGAGTAAGAATTAAATTTACCTTCTACATCTGTAAGAAATAATTCAGGTTCTAACTCCCTCATTTTTACCAAAAATGGACTTGGGTTATTTAAACTCATTCCTGTAATATTATCTATTTTTAAATCTTCGTCTTCTTCTTCGTCTTCTTCGTCTTCTTCGTCTTCTTCCTCTTCTTCCTCTTCGTCTTCTTCGTCTTCTTCGTCTTCTTCGTCTTCTTCCTCTTCTTTATCGTCAGGGTCTGCACCACCGATTTTTGTCATTATTCGACTTGGTTTATCGTTTGCATCGCCATCGTCTTCGGTTTCGTCTTCGTATTCGTCTTCTTCGTCAAACCCCAGAAGTATATCAAGCATGTTTTCTTTTTCTTCTTCATTTTCATCATCATTCATATCATCATTTAATAAAATTTCTTCTGCAATTATTGGCGATGGGTTTTGTATCATTTCTATAAATGATTTTTCTTTTTCACCAACAATATCTTTTACTTGTTTTTCTTGATTTTTTATATTACTTTTACAAAAAGATTCTATTGGAAAATCGATACTTGAACGGTCTTGAACCATACGTAATAACGAATCAATATATATTGGCACTGTATTCAAATACTGTATATCATTTATTCCATTCACTGAAACAAACAAATTATTTTTAAATTTTTCTTTTATCAATGTCACTAAAAATCCTGGATTAATTTTTATTTTATATTTTTTATTTTCAAACGCGGTTTTCATAGTTTGTAATGAAGAAACATAAGCACTATATTTATCACGTGCTTGTTCATAACTCATATTATAATTGTTCATTAATCCAGTTACAATTTCATGATGAGGAGTTGATATATTTAGGTTATCTACAATAAACGCTTCCTGACTATTCATTTCATTGTAATTTGCTACACGTTTAAATCTCATAATTCCGCCTTTTTTAATTTCTGGTTCAATTACACTAAATACACTTGACGCACAACCCATTATTGAAGTAAAATTTATGTTAGGAGTTTTTAATGGTATATTCATAAAATAATTTATATTAACTATTTCAATATAATTATCATTTATACTTTCAAAATTATTGATATTATATCCATTCTGTGTTATATAATTTTTTATTATGTTTATAAATGGATTTACCGCATTATTAAATAAATTATTTATTTTTTCAATAGTCATTACATGATTAAATACAGATTTTAATACAATATCGCCATTATTTTCAAATTCGCATACTATTTCATATGAATTATTTGTCTCTTCGTCTGTATATTCAATATACAGTGAAACACATTTGTTTTTTGCTATTTCTTTCATTAATTTAAAAATTTTGGCTTTGGGTAAATAAGGAATTTTTTCTCCATTTACTGCTATTTTATCACTGTATAATTTATAAATTTTTTCTCGTCTTTTGTCAGGATTATATTTAATTAATGGAACCTGAATTGTCGCGTGTATTAATTTAAAAACAATATCCAACGGTAACACAAATGAATTTTCAGGGTGAATTGTTATTATAATATCTTTTATACCTACTTCTGTAAAAAGTTGGTTTTCTTTTTGTCTTTCTTCCCGTTTATGTATATAAACATCATAAAACAAATTAATATTACTTACATTTCTCTCAAATGTAGCGTCAATTAATTTTTCTGTTTCTACTTTCAAAAATTCTCTTTTTTCTAGATATTTTTCCATACTTGTAATATTTTTTTCAAATAAATATGGAAAATAGAGTTGAAGTGATTTACTAATAACATCAAGAGAATTAGTTGTTTCTTCAATGTAGGTTAATACTTCATATGCTAAACAAAGAAATAACATATTGTTTTCTATATTTCCAAATGTCATAAGAATACTTTGATTAGTAGTAGTTATATTATTATCTATATTTGATGCATTTTGTTTACTGGTTGAATCATCATATGAACTTATAAAATCATATGGATTTGTAACATACGGATAGTTGCTTGATTTTTTATAAGTTATAGTTTGACCGAGTGGGTTAAGGATCAAAGAGGGTGTATCATATATTCCAAATGAAAGAATATCTTCATATGTATAAACATCTTTTATTTCCTTTATAAAACTATCAGATTTTTCAAAACCGGTTTTATTTACATTTAAAAGAAAATTATTTATTTCTTCCTTTCCTATATCATTTTTTTCGTTATTTGTAAGTCTCTTATAAACAGTAATCGGATTTAATAATTCTAATTGTTTTATGAATAAATATAACTCGTCAAATGAAACGTTATATTCAGTATGTTTGATGATTTTTTTTTTAATAGTTTCTATTGTATCATCTATATGGATATATTCTTCGACAAATTTAACATTTATTTTATTTATATTAATATATACTAATTCATCATAACTAAATACTCCTTCAAATAATGCGTTTTTTTGTTCTTTTTTAAATAATTCATTTATAGTTTTATATTCATATTTCTTTTTATCTATTAATCGACTACCAAAAAAGACAACTATTTCTTTGATTCCATCATTTTTAACACAACTTAATTTATAAATAGTTGTCATATATAAATTAAAGTTATATTATTTTATATAGTTATATATATTATGCATTTTCACTTAATTGCGGCAGTATGTAAAAATAAAGGTATTGGTATAAATGGTAATTTGCCGTGGCATATTAAAGAAGACCTTAACTATTTTTCTAAACTTACTATAGGAGATGGGAAAAACGCAGTTATAATGGGTCGCAATACTTATCATAGTTTGCCTAAATGTTTATTGAAAAAAAGAGATAACTTTATTATTAGTTCTACATTATTTATTGATGAAGTAACCTCATGTGGAGAACTAATAAAGACATTTGATTCAATCATTGAATTAATTAATTATTTACAAACTTTATCATCTTTTATAAAAAAGTATGATGATATTTGGATTATCGGTGGTGCGTCTATTTATGACCAATTTATAGAAATGGGATTAATCGATAAATGTTATATTACCTATATTGATAAAGAATATATATGTGATACCTTTTTTAATTCTCTTGATATTATGGATATCTCGAATAAAACAAATATAAAAAATATAAAAAATAAGACAAATTGGATTTTGAGTAATAATCAAAGTATTAATACTAAAAATAATACAAATTTATATTTTATGGAATTTATAAAAGAATGATATTTTTATTTTAATAATCATAATAGGGGTTATCTGAAATTGTCATACCACAATATCTTACTGGGTTTTTTTTATAATCTGTCTGTTTATAAATATTGATTTTTTCGGCTTCCCCTAAAAGAAATTTAAAATTAGTCCAGAATTCATCTTTATGTCCTATGCTGGTTGTCATAATATGCGCCAACTCATGTATAGCAACAAAGGTAAGTGTATTATGATCAATTAAATTATTGCCATTCTTTTCAGTATTCAAACAAAACGCAAGTTTTTCACCCTTATTTTCACTATATGCGGTAAATTCACTAGTTGGTAAAGTTTCATAAATTTGTTTTGGATTATATCCTTCAACTAATTTTTTAATATTTTTTCTTTCAGGATATTTTTCTTTACAATGATTAACCAATTTTTGCATTTTCTGATTAGCGATTGCTAACCTATCTGCTGCCAATGTTAATTTGCTTCTCTCTCTTACACAATACTTTTTACCATCTACATCAGAAATAATACATTTAAGATTAAACGCTTCTGATTCTTTATATATTTTTATACAAATATATAGTAATAATATAATAAAACAGTAACCAATAATATTTACTTTCATTTATTATATAATATCTAGAAATTATATATTATTTATTATATAATAATAATATATAATAATAAATAATATATAATAATAATTATGAAAACAATTAAAAAAAATATATATACAAAGAACCCAAAATATACTAGAAGGAAAATAAAATATCGTATTAAAAAAAAAGGCGGATATACTCGTTTAATGAAACAAAATATTGACAAAATCACCGAACAAAATAAATTAGCGTGTGTTTTAAGAGACGATTTTACATTAAAAAATTTATGTATTGATATATTATGGAACTTACTTAATTTAGTGAAAAAAATTCATCCAGTAAAATTTACTGATAAAATAAAACAGTCTATAACTATTACAAAAAATGAAGAAAATATTGTTACAAAAATTGGATTTGACGCGGAAGAGGTAGATAAAATAATAAATACATTAAAAGACAATTCATTGGGTAAATTTATTCGTTTATCATTTTTATATAATAAACCACACGCTGTAACCGCGTGTCTTACATTACTTAATAATGAAAATTATCAAGCGGAATATATTATGAATGATAAAGAATTATTTGACGAATTCATAACAAAATTAAAAATAATATATTCTTTACCAGACACTTTTTCAAATGAAACATTTATTCAAATGTATGAAAAGACAAAGTTAATTGAGAATAAAACGAATGAAACAAAAACTAGGTCTTTTAATATGTTAATAATTAAAATAATGCAAACAGACAATGATATTAAATCTGTTATAAATAAAAATTATGGAAGAGAAATATTTAGTAGAAGCGAATATTCGTCAGACCATATAAAAACTCCTAAAAATATTAATGAATATTATAATTGTTTTGATGATATAACTGGTACAGAAATTTATGATGTATCAGCTTCAATGAATGTTCGTGGAATATTTATAGAAGATTTATTCAATTTATATGATAGAATTCTTATTGGAGGAATATCTGGTTCTGTTTATTATTTATATTTTATGGTATTTTATATATTTAGAAATAAATATAAAAAAACAGATGCTTTATTATTAAAAGTATTATCTATTGCTATAATGGATTATGTGCCTTTATGGCATAGTCTTGAAGAAATCTTATTAACCTATTCTATATTGTTAAATAAAGAAAATAAAGAATATGATATATATAAGTTAGACCAAAACCCGTTAGAATATTATAAAAATTTATTTTCTTCTTATTCATCAACAATTACCACATTACTTTAATATATTTATTTTTATTTTGGATTATATTAATAAATATAAAAATAAAATTAAAATATACGTTTATTTCTTAAAAATAAATATATCTATGTATATATATATATATATATATATATATATATATATAT